TCGAGGGCGTTGACCCGTTAAGCCTGTCGCTCTATCAGATGATTGATGAAGCAATCGAGCAAGGTAAGTTGGAACTGCCGGAATTGGAGAGTGACGATTTATGCAAATAGGAACACGCCTTGACCATATCCGCGCCTTTATGGAGCGACGCAGCGGGCGGCAGCTTGTATTTGAGTACTGCACCCCCACCGGCGAAGAACAAATGGGAAACCTTGAAGAAATGACCGCTGACAACGGCGAATTTCTCCGCGTACTTTCCGGCAACCGCCTTTCCGATCTTGACGGCCTTATTAAATACGAAATGGGGCGAATGCATGAACAGCATTAAATCCCAAATCGCCGCTTTACAGGCGATTGCAGCGCAGAAGCAAACGGGCGTAGCAATTATGACCCTGCTTGAAAATGGCGCGTGGGAGGCTTGCAGAGCGCCGCAAAGCCTTGCAAAGGTATTTCAGACGGAACAGGCGGCGCGAGATTATTTATCAGACTGCGATAGCATTATCATTATTGACCTTTAAGGGAATAGGCACATGAATAGCAGCATTATTAAATCACGCCTCGCAAAGCTCCAACGGAAAGGGGGCAGCTTCCCCAATGTTCTGCGCTGGATTGCAGAAGGGCGCATTTCTCCGAGAAAAAGTGTGTAAAAAGTGGCGCTGACGTAGAAACAACAGATGGCAGCGCGGAGATCATCAAAGAACTTGAAAGGATAGTTTATGGACGTTTTGAATGAGTTCCCACTTGTGGACGAACACGGCAAAAGATACCGCGAGTTCGGGCACGGATGCCGCGAGTATGCGCCGACTATTGTAACGACTGTCGGGACGGTTCCGGCGGGCACGGTTATTTGCAAGCATACCGAGCCGGAGGCGGTCAAGCCGAAAAAGGATTGCCCCTTTTCGAACAGCCTATACCCCGAATGCAAAGAGGGCGATTGCAGCTTTTACACAAACGGCAAGTGCAAGCCGGGAACGGCAACGGCAAACAAACGTTGCCCTCTCCCTGCACGTCTGACTTGCGGTGATACCTGCGCCATGTATAAGAATGGGCGCTGCACCCTCTTTTGCAGCAGAAAGGAAACGAAGAAATGAGCGAGTTTAACATTTACGCCCGAAAGCTCGACAAGGCTTTCAAAGAAGCCCGCAGCGAGTACAACACCGCTTTCCGCGCACTCCAAGAGGCGCAGCAGGCCAGCCGTGACGCTAACGCATGGAAGCCCGGAGACAGCGCAGAGGAAAAGCAGGTGAGAACAGCCCGCGCAGCGCTAAAGCTGCATGACGCAGAAGCCACCTTTAACGAGGTGAGCGCCCGCGTTTGGGACAACTTCAAGGCCACGCGCCGCACGATCCGCGCAGAGCTGGAACAGGCAGTGCGCGCCGCCAATATTGCAAACCCTGACGCAATCGACAATAACGCCCTTGAGCTGATGAAAACCGGCGTTCTTTCCCCGGCTGATTACGCCGCGTTCATGGAGCGATTCGACAGCAACCCCACCATGCTAAAGTTAGTGGGTCACTACGCAGCCGAAGCAGCAAAGACTACGGACAGCCGCCGAGAGGCCGCAGCCCTTAACGCTATCGCTCTTGACTGCCAGAGCGGGGAGGGCGCAGTCATGCGGGCATGGGACAGCATTTCGGCAATTTCTGACAGTTGCGGCGACGGGGACGGCTACCGGCGCAAATCGCCCGGTGTAATTGTCAGCATGAGCGAAAAATGGGACGATCTCGCGGGCGAGGCCGTGGAGAACTTCTGATTTTCGATAAGCGGCAGAGATCAACATACTGCTACAAAGTTTCCTGAAAACAAATTTAAGGAGAGATAAATATGGAACTTAGTTTTGCGAACGGTGTGCAGGAATACACCGTGCACGGCGTTAAGGGCGATGTGATCATTCGATTCAACCCGACTGACGGCGCATTTATCCAGCGTCTTTACAACGCGTTTGACACGCTGGATAAGAAGCAGGAAAAATACGCCGATGAAGTCCAGAAGTGCGGCGACCGCGTTGAGATTTTCAACATTGCCGGCCGCCGCGACAAGGAGATGCGCGAGATCATTGACGGTCTTTTTGAAGAGCCGGTGTGTGACAGCATCTTTGGCAGCATGAACCTTTATGCGATGGCGGACGGCCTGCATGTGTGGACAAATTTCCTGCTTGCGCTGATGGATGAGACAGACAGCGCCTTTGCTCGTGAGCAGAAAGCCACGAATCCGCGCATTCAGAAGTACACGGCAAAGTATCGCCGATGAATTGGGGCTTGCCTACCTCCGTCGAGATCGGCGGAGAGAGCTATGAGATCCGCACGGACTTTCGCGTTATCCTCGATATCTTCGTAATGCTGAGTGATCCTGATTTGAGCGGCACTGACCGCGCGGAGGGCATCTTGCAGATGTTCTATGTCTCGCCTGAGGATATCCCGCCGCAGCATTTGCAGGAAGCTGTAGACCGTTTTACATGGTTCCAGAACGGCGGACAGGAGCCGGACAAGAAGAAATCGCCGAAGCTGGTTGACTGGGAGCAGGACTATCCGTTGATCCTCCCGCCCATCAACCGAGTATTCGGACAAGATATCCGCGGAATCCCTTATGATGCGGAGACCAACACCGGGGGCGTCCATTGGTGGACGTTCCTCGGTGCGTATAATGATCTCGGGGACTGCACCTTTGCGCAGGTCGTGCGCATCCGCGACAAAAAGGCGCGCGGCAAGACGCTTGAAAAGGATGAACGCGAGTGGTACCGCAGGAACAGCAATATCGTGAATATGAAGCGCAAACTCAGTCAGGAAGAAGAGACGACTATTTCTAAGTGGCTGGGAGCGGGAAAGGAGCCTGTGAATGGCAAATGCTGACGGCAGCGTGATCTTCTCCTGCGACTTGGATTCGACCAAAGCGCAAAAGAAGCTCAGTAAGCTGCGTGATAAGATATCCGAACTGAATAGCGAGCTTGAAAAGGAAACAGGCAATAAGCTGAACCTTGAAAAGCAGCTCGACGCCGCATCTCAGGCGGCAAAGGCGACGGAAGAGCGCGTAAAGGCGTTGAGGAAAGAGGTCGAACGGCTGAATGATCGCGAGTGGATCCAAAAGCAGGGCTTTACACAGAGCGAGTATCAGGCACAAGTGTTAGACCGCCGTGCTGCTGCGGAGGCGGAACTCAAACAGCAGGAGGAGCTTTTGCACACGCAGACGAAGGAGGTCAAAACGCTTTCGGCTGCTTACGAAGAGACGACCGCCAACATCGACAGCATGACTGTAAAGCTCGACAAAGCAAAAGTCGCTGCCGGTGAGTTGATCGCTAATACGGAGCAGGAACGCAGGGAGCGCGAGGCGGAGAATTCCGCGCTCGCCAAAGCGAGCCAGTATGCCGCGCGTTTCAAAGATCAGGTCAAGAGTTTAGCGCGCTCTATGCTTGTATTCTCAGTCATCACGGCGGCGCTCATGGCGCTACGCAAGCAGATCAAGGCGGCTATTGCGACCAGCACAGAGGCATCCGACGCTTTTGCCCGCCTCAAAGGTGCGCTGCTGACGCTGGCCGCGCCTATGATGGACGTACTCATTCCGGCGCTGACGTGGCTAATGAATCTGCTTGCGGCCATTGTGTCGGAGATCGTGACGATCATCTCGATTCTGAGCGGTAAGTCAAAGAAGAGCATGGAGGCATCGGGCAAAAACCTCTACAAAGAGGCCGCCGCCATTGACGCGACCGGCAAGGCGGCGAAGGAAGCGACAGACGCGCTCGCGGCGTTCGATGAGATCAACAAACTCAGCACGACAACGTCCGTTGGCGGCGGTGGCGGCGGAGCATCCGCCATTGCGCCGGACTTTGATTTTGACGAAGGGCCCATGATGGAAAAGCTCGACAAGGTGTTCCAGAAGATCAATGATATCTTTAAGACCATCCGCGCGGGGCTTGAGATCGTCGTGGATGACCTCAAATGGAGCTTTGACAAGAAAGTTATCCCCAAGAGCAAGGCAACATGGCTGACCGTTTTAACGGCGCTGCTCGGTGCAACACTCGGCGCGGCGTTCGGCGGCATCACGGGCGGCGTCATCGGTTTATCCCTCGGTGTGCTGCTGGGGCTGTACCTTGTGGGCCTTGATCCCGAAACATGGAAAACCGAGATGGACGCAGAGGATGCATGGATCGTGGTTATCACGGCTTTGCTCGGTGCGCTGCTCGGCAGTGTGTTTCTTGGCATCACCGGCGGCGTGGCCGGTTTCAGCCTGGGTGCGATCCTCGGCCTCTATCTCACCGGCTTTGCAGAGGGGGACGAGGAACACGGCGGCAAATCGCAGCTTCTTTCCGAGTTGATCGTCGTGCTGTGCGCGCTGCTTGGCGCTGTTATCGGCTCTATCGTGACGCCGGGCGTCGGTACAGTCGTCGGCATGGGATTAGGCCTGATTCTCGGACTGAGCATTTACAGCGTCCGCAAAGACCCGAAGAAGGGCACGCAGCGGCTTGTCAGCATCGGGCGCAGCGTACTTCTTGGACTGCTGGCCGGTGTTCTTGGCGTTGGCCTTGCAGCGCTGGGCATCGTCAGCGCCGGTACGGCGTTCATCATCTCGGCAGCGATCGGCCTTGCGCTGAAATTCTTCGTTGATAGTGTGGACGATTCCAAAGTCAGAAAAGCAACGTCCGGCTTTACCGGTACGCGCGTATCAACAAAGGCACCGGCGCGCAGCCGTCGGGTGGCGGCGCAGAGCTTAGATGGCAATGCGCCTGTGTACAACGATATCCCGCAGCTCGCTCATGGTGCCGTCATCCCCCCGAACAAAGAATTTCTTGCTGTACTGGGCGACCAGAAGAGCGGAACGAACGTCGAAGCGCCGCTTTCGACCATCAAGCAGGCCGTCATGGAGGCGCTGGCACAGGGCAGCCGCGAGCCCATCAATGTGAACCTCGTTGTGGATGGTAAGACGCTTGCCCGCGTGGTCGTCCCCAACATCAACAACATGACGCGCGCGGCAGGAAAGCCTGTGCTGCTGTACTGAGGAAAGGAGGGAAAGCAATGTTTAACTTTGGCTATGATGAAGTTCTTGAACGCCTGGAACGAGTGATTCACAAGCTCGTGGAGTTGCAGACGGCAGAGTAAAAGACTGCTGCAAAATGGAAAGGTGTTGCAGCCCTCCTGCTGGCTTGTAAGCCGCACGGTAACAGTGTGTGAATAACATGAGCACCGGCAAAGCAAAAGCCCACAGGAGCGTTCCTGTGGGCTTTCTGCGCTATATGAGAGAATCTATCGGCAAACGGTTGACCGTTAAGCATTTGACAACAGTCTGTTTGCAGTCCGATAAAGGACAGGTGAAACAGCTTTCGCTGTACTCACACACTGTATTCTTTGCTACTCTTCGGCGGACTCTACGGGCTACTGTACACTTTGGCGCGCATACATGGGAAAGCGGCGTGTTGATCAGATCATGCGCTCGAATGCACTCATCTGTGCTCATTCGGGAGCACCTTCTTTCCGAAAAGCTCGCGTTCGCGCTCAACGGTCATAGTTGAGCCGATGAGCAGCACCTTTCCGAGCGGCGTTTGCACGACAGGATAGAATCTGTCATTATCGTTCATAGCGTGACCTCCATGCTCTGCATCATCTCTTTGACGGATACGCCGGATAGATCAGCGACGAAGGAAAAGCGCGTGCCGCGTTGACGGTACGCAGCCCCGCAGCACGGGCAGACAAACACCGTGGCCGCGCTCATCAGCGGCGTTGTGCAGCGGGCGCAGTAGAGAAGCTTCATTCTTCCGGCACCTCGCTTGTTAACAGCTTGATGACCGCCTCGTTATCAAGCGTCATTGCCTTCTTGATGTCATCGAAGCGTTGTTCTTTCCGCGCGGTCTCGATTGCTTTCTTTGCTTCTATGGTTTTGGTGATATGTTCCGCATTCTCCATGAAGCGCTCGACTGTATCCAAATCATAGTGTCCCAACATCAAATGATACTCGCGGATAGCGTTGGATGTCATGTCAAACGCGGCATATAGAATGCGGCCTAAACGCTCTGACTCTAAGGCGGAAATACTCTGCTGCGGGACATTTCCGAAAAACTCTTCCCAAGCATCATATAAAATGTCGTTCGCTATCTCGATTCTCGGCATGATACAATCCATGCCGATTTCAACAGTCATGCGTTGATTTTCGGTTTTGATCGAGTTAAGCATTATTGCAAACCTCCTCTTTCGGAAGCATCTGCAATGTATCCATAGCTTCGCTCAAAAGCTGCTGTGCGGCATATTCGGCGGCATATAGCACATCAATGTTTTCTTCCATCCATGCACGCGCGGCCTTGTTCAGATCACCACCGGTCTGTTCCGCGTATTCTATTAGCAGTCCTTCGCAGCGGGTGCAGTGGATCATCGGCTCGATAATGTTTTCGAGTAAGGCGTGTGCTGCATTGACTTGATATTCGGCATTATCCAAGCCACGCCGGTACTTTGCGGGAATAATGATATCGTTCATAAAAGTTCCTCCTTGTTTTCTTTGCGGGAGGCCGGTATAATAACCGTACCGCCCTTGTGGTGGTTGATGGCTCTCTGCATCCGGCTTTGGTCGGCGAGGATGCAGAGGGCTTTTCTTCTGCTCGAATCAGGTTTACTGTCTTGCATGGTTGTATTATAGCATATAGCTATCTATATGCAAGACGGCAAATTGCATAAAGATATCGGTATACGCTTGTGCTATTTGCATATAGATATCTATCGTGGTGAAATGTATAATAAGCTAACAAGGAGGTGCTGCTATTGGGCGGAAAAAATAGCTACGAGAGCATTAAGCGTTACGAAGATAAAGCTTATGATAAGGTGCTTGTTCGTTTTCCAAAGGGTAAGAAAGATATCATCAAGACACACGCAGAAGCCCACAGCGAGAGCGTGAACAGCTTTATCAACCGAGCCATAGACGAAGCCATAGAGCGCGATGAAAGCGCTCCTGCGGTGTCTGAGGGGCAAGGAGAGGCATAGTAGAAGAGCGGAGGGTGATTCCTCCGCTTTTGCTGCATATATGTAGGGATGTTTTAAAGGTCGGATTTGAAATCCGAGCAATGCGGTTGCCAGAAAAACCGATGCTTGACACTGCGAAATAACTTGCTATAATGAACATAGAAAAAGGCGCTGCGACAAGCGGTTAGCCCAGTGAACTAAATGACTTGAGCGAACTCAAGAAACCGTCACTTGGCAGAGTGGCGGTTTCTGCTTTTTACGATGATCGTAACCGTAAAGGCTCCGATATGTAACGTAATCCGCATGAGCCTCACCCCCTTTCGGGTGGTGTGGCCAACCGCCTGCCGTTCGTGCAGCGCCGAATACAGAATAGCACGGAATACGACAAAAAGCAATGCTGGATTTTACCCCTAAGTTTACCCCAAACAGCTTTTACAAGCCTTTACAGCATTTTACACTGAAACCTGAAAAGCCTTGAAAATACAAGGTTTTCTTTACGGGCATTTACAGCATTTTACACCTGCTTGCGAATTCAAATCCTCTCTTCCGCGCCATAAGGTGGCAACAATTTGGATATTTTAAGCGCAACGCTTAGAATACCAAAGGGTTGCCACCTTTTTTTATTTCAAATTCCGCATTCAGAAAAAAAGATATTTTCGCGTTATTTTGGTAACTGGGGAGATTCGAACTTCCCCTTTCACAGATTCAAAGGCAATATCCTGAGAAGCGCCCTTTTTGCGGGCGCAGAATAGAGCGTTTTTTCCTCAAAATTTCATACGATCTTTCAGGCGTCTGTTTGTTGGTTTCGTCGAAGCCATCAAATAGGCGCCCTTTTTCATTTCACAACTTAATCCGTCAACCGGCCGGAGCATTTTTAGGATGCTCCGGCTTATTTTTTGCTTACGAGGAGGACTTCACAATGAACGATCAGAGCGGAACCGCGCAGCTCCGTTTCCTTGAAGAAACCGCCATTCGGCTGCGGCAGAACGGTTTCACGGTGGAACCGATTGAAGATCACCACCTGCCCGTCCGCTGGGAAAAAGGGCACCTCTGCCGCGTTTCCGGCAAGGGCAGCGTGTTGTACCGGCAGGAGAACGTGGACAGCGTCAGGACACAGGATGCGCTGCAAAGCGTAATCGACACCGCTAAAATGACTTCGGAATACATGGCGATTCTGGAAAACGCGCCGCGGCTCAAAGCCAGCGGATTGCACGGTGACTACCGCGTCCTCGCAGACTTCGGCAGTGCGGTGCTGGCGGGCCACCCCACCGAGCGCGGTGTCCAGTTTGTGACCTGGGAGTGGGACTTCGACCGAGAGGGCGTCCATCACGGACATTATTTTCAGGACGACTACGAAGCCGCCAAGCGGGACTTCACCGTCCGCGGAAATCTTGTTCCAAAAGACGCCCTTTTTGAGCCGGAGCAGCTTGCGGAGATCTACCGCGCGCTAAGGTTCGTCCGTGAACAGGATGAAACGCTTTCCTTCGGGCGGGATCAGGAACTGGCAGAACTCATGGAACAGGTTGGTGGACTGCTGCCCGCGGATGCTCCGCGGCAGCGGGACGCGCCGGAACAGAGCGGCATGACAATGAAATAAGTATCCACACAGGCCGAGCATTTTTGCTCGGCTTTTTTATTTTAACAGGAGGAAAAGATGATGGAAATTTACGGCACGATTCAATTCAGACTCATTCTCCCGCATATCCCCGGCTTCCAGCAGGAGCCGCTGCCGGAGCCTATTTGCAGCCATTCCCCGGATTGCAAGGACTGCCCCTATCCCCGCCACGGCTTTCTCTGCTGGGGTGCGGACGGGACCTGCCTGCGGACCAGAATGAACAAAATCAACGGATTGGAGGAAAACACAAATGATGATTCAAGCGGTTCTCGGTAATCCCAGCCACCCGGAATACGGCGTGGCAACTATCCCGTTCCCCATCCCCCGCGACCAGTACGCGCACTGCATGGAGCTGCTGGCGGCGCTGGAGATCGGCGATGCGGTCAAGGCGGACTGCAAGGTGGAGAAGACCGACAGTTTCTACACTGTCCTGAAACGAGCGGAAATGCTCACGGTCAATGTGGAGGAACTGAACTACCTCGCCAAGCGGCTGGAAAGCTTCGACACCGGCGAGGCCGCACAGTTTCAGGCGATGGCCCACAAGCTGGAGCTTTTCGAGCTGAAGGATCTCATCAACCTGACCTTCTGCTGCCAGCAGGCCACGGTCATCACCAACTTTTCCGACCTCGCCGCCATCGGCCGCGACCATTACATGAACTTGCACGGCGGCAGCGCAAGCGTGGATGAACTGAACGCGCTGGACGGAAAGAAAACCGCACGGCAGCTCATTGAAAGCGGCAGCGGCACGATTACCCCCTACGGTGTGGTCTACGACAACGGCATGAAGTTAGAGCAGATCTACGACGGTCGGTTCTTCCCCTGCTACTACTATGAGCCGAACGCCATCACCGTTGCTGTGACCTCCAAAGCCGAGCCGGAGGACACAGAACACATCACATGGCTGTTCCTTCCCATGGTGCAGGAGGAGATCGACCGTGCCCTCCTTCGCGGGGGCATCACAGATCCCGCCGATGTCCGCCTGCGGCTGGAGGACAGCCAGCTTCCCAACGAGGTGGATGTCCTTCTTGATATGGAGTACGAAACCCTCTCCGACCTCAACGAACTGGCAGAGGCAACGGATGGGTTGTCAAAAGCGGATATGGAAAAGCTGGGCGCCGTGGTCATGCTGGCAAAGCCAAAGTCCGCGGCGCAGATCAATAACCTTGCGGAAAGCCTTGATCTGTTTGACTTTGCCCCTGGCGCGCACTCTCCCGCCGAGTACGGCAAGTACATGATTCGTCAGTCCGGCCGCTTCGACTATGACGAAAACCTCGACGCATTTTATGACTATGAAAAGTATGGCACAGAGCGCATGAACGCGGAGGACGGGATGTTCACCGACCGAGGCTACATCGCCTATAAGGGATATATCAGCATGGAAGAAGTGATGAACGGTGGTCAAAGCAACCACATGGAGATGGGAGGGCTTTCACGATGATCATTCGGGCAGAACTGAAGTGTAAGCAGACCGGGTGTGAGGCAGACACCTGTGCCGTGGATAAGGTCATCGAGCTGCCAAGCCCGCGGTTCAAGCAGTTTAGCCGCGCACTGCTGGCTGACTACGATTTCATCGCAGAGAATAAAAACGCCATCCGGCACGATGAGGATGCCAGGCACTGTCTGCTCATCCTCGACGCGGATGGAACGGACGGTTTCCTTGTTGACCCACAGGGGTACAACTATGCCCGGTACAGTGCCTTTGTCCCCAATGCCCGCAGCTTGCTGACACCGGATATGGCAATCGACCGCAGCTATCTTTCACCGGCAGAGCCTTGGCGGGATGAGAGCAGGGATGAAATGCTCCGCATGACGCTGCGTGTCGATGGAAAGCCCGACTACACCCTCGTCCTCCCCGCTGACGAGGACTACCTCGACGCGGTGAAAAAATATCTTGATATTGATGTTTTCGCGGACGCCCTGCTCTGTGATATTCGCTTCAAGGTGCCTTACATCGGGGAGCTGATCCGTGATACGGATTGCCCCGCCGTGGAGGATTACAACGATTTTGCCGAAGCCTTGGAGGACATCTGGCGGCAGGACGGTGCGCTTCTGACCTACGCCGCCGTGCTGGAGGCAGAGAAGCCGGAAACCCTGCACCGTGCCTGTGAGCTCCTACGAAATCTGGACAATTATCAGCGCATTGTGGAGGGTGCCTATGGTTACGGTCAGCAGCGATTGCAGGAAACGCTGGGGCTGGACGATGAGGCCATCTATGAGCTGGACGGCTACATGGATTTTGAGAAATACGGTCAGGACTGCATGGAAAACGACTGCGTGACAAAAACAGCGTTCGGCCTGCTGCGCCGCTTGGACCCACCCTTTTCGGAGCAGCGGCAGGGACAGAGGATGATGTAAGCGAAAGCGGCTCGATCCAAATGGAACGAGCCGCTTAATAAGCAGACAAACTTGAAGTTGTTACTCTGATTTCCGCCAGAACAATCCTTCTGAAGCTGCAATTTTCTCAAACAACATACACATTTCTTCATCTGGATTATAAATGCTTATATTTAAGCAATCCCATCCAAACTGGAGAAGCACATCTTTACTTGTAAATAATATATTTACATCACCAGAATGGTTTTCCAGTATAGTATCAATGATTTTTGTTACTTGTTCGGGGGTTGGCTGTTCAATCCATTTGCCCCAATGAACAGATACAGGATAATAACACATCGCTTTCAAAATAACGCCAACAAATCTATCTCTTAACCCACAGCAATCATAGTGGTTGAGTAGATAAGTTTCTACTTCAAAAAACTGTCCACCACAATTCATGGGTACTTGTTTAGGGAGGAAATCCATTATATAGCACGGGGTTTCCAAGAGTTTGTCAATTATGTTCACTTAATCACGCTCCTTTATCAAATCACGATTTGTTTGCCACATCATAGCATATCCCCCAGTAATGTGTAAAGCCAAATTCTACACCGAAAGGAGATCTTAACCTTGAAAGATGCAACGCAATTTCATATCCGACCAGCCCGCCCGGAGGAGGCGGGCTTGTTTTATACCCCGCACCCCGAAGAAGATAAGCGGCTGGGTACCGTTGGACATGTCCGCATGGACTTCGGGCGCAGCGGCAACGAGTTCTGGCATACATGGTGGCCCCGCGGCCCGGAGGAGCTGAACAGCCCTGTGTTCAAAGCGGAGCTGCAAGAGGTCGTGGACACGCTGCGGGAGAGTGTGCTGAAAAGCCGCTTCGCTATGGAGCGTTTCTGCTATGAACACGGCGGGAAAATCAGCGGCGGCTGGACACAAAACTACGGCTACATCGTGGAAACCGAGCATTACCGCTACTGCCTGCGGTGCAATCCCTCTCCGGGCGATTATAACGGTTATCTGACCTGCTTTAACCTCAATGTCCAGCGGCAGAACATGGCGCAGGGCAAGCCCCTGGTGGGCCGTGTGTCCTATGCCAATGGCGATGCACAGGAATTTACCGATGCCGAAGCCTTTCTCCAGTGTGTGAGGGAAGAACTTCCGTATCGCCCGACCACAGGTTTCCGTTACGAGGTGCTGACCGACGATCCCAGCGTCCGCAAGGCTGTGGACGATATCGTTTTTGACCTTTATGGCGAGAAGAATCCCCGCCAGTTGGAGGAATATCAAAAAACGCCCAAACAGGGCATGACAATGGGAGGAATAAAATGATGGACAGAAAAATGGTGAATTTTATCAAGGAGCAATATCCCCCCGGCACCCGCATCCGGCTCAATTCGATGGACGATCCCTACGCGCCCGTTCTTCCCGGCACCGAGGGCGAGGTGAACTTCGTGGACGATGCGGGGCAGCTCCACATGAAATGGGACAACGGCCGCACGCTGCCGCTCGCCCCCGGCGAGGACAGCTTCACCGTACTGCCGCCCAAGCTGACCACCCTTAAGCTGTATATGCCCCTGACCGCCAATCTCTATGAGCGGAACGAGTACGGCGAATTCGATGATTGCAGCATACTTCTGGAAGGCAGTGAACTGCGCGGCTATCAGGATCAGATCACGGTGGCACTGGTGAAAAACCGGATGCCGGAGGAGACGGAGCGAGGGCTCATGCATTGGTATGATGAAGTCGACAGCGTCAACACCAAGGTGCGCACCGCCGTCTTCACCGTGGAGGAGCGTGATCGGCAGCTTTGGGGCGTGGCGGAATGCCGCGTTGCCGGGGAATTATCGGACACAGAACTGGAAACCTTAAAGGAGTACCTCACCGGACAGGCATCGGACGGTTGGGGTGAGGGCT